ATCCAGCGGTCTGCGTGATCGCAGGAGTCGCAATCTGGATGGCCCGGTAAGTTGCCGTACCACTCACTGCGGTCGTCATTGCGCCCGTGACGGCGATCTGCAAGCCCTTTAGATCCGGGCTGGCTGCGGAATTCGTAGATGCCGGCAAGGTAATAACAATGCCAGATACATCCTGCTCATGGGTAGCAGTAGCATTTGTGCCAAGGTCAAGACCGAACCCGACAACAGAAGAGGCGAACACTGTAGCGGAGCCCATATCGGCCCTGATTAGCGTACCGCCAGTCCATTCAGTTTCAAGCTCGAAGTCCAAGAAAGTCCCCGGAGCAGTCGGAGTAAGCGTAATCGGAGTGCCGTAACCAGCAGTCACGATAGCATTAAAATCAGATGAGGTAATCGAACCCTCGTTCACGTAAATGGCCGTACCAGCGGTGCCGTCAGTGTGACAGAAAACTGCACCAATCTGCCAACCATCAGAGGCATCAGTGGGAACCGTTGCGCCGGACCCAAAAAGGAGCCCACGGTTAGCAGTTACAGGCGGAAGATGACGAAGCAGCCCAGCAATACGTTGCAACATTACAGCACCTCTTTGAGTGAAAAGTGAAAGTAACCATCATGGTCATAAAATGCCCGAAACCCTCCATACGTTACGAGGTGGGGAACTCATTCGGCCCCGGCCGATATTCGATGTACTCGAATGTTTCGATTCCGATAGTCGGCGTAGCGGCAGCGAAGCCATTACATTGCTCACGCGCCTTTGGGCCGCAAACTTTCACGGAATCACCGGCAACCCGCAGTACGAGGCCGGTCGCATTGGCGGCAGCCTCGCCAAAAGCCAGATACACCGGCTCTTGGGTCTGAAGTTGCAGAACATAAACATCGCGGTTTTCGTTGGCCGCAAGAATCTCTTCCGACGAGCCGCCGGTCAGCGTTACTGTTGAAGCTGCCATTATCGTTGTCCTTTTTTACCTTTGGGGCCTAGAGCTTCTGTAAGGGGGTTGTTTCCGGTAAGCCACCCTATGAGATTATCGATAGACGATGGCGGCTTAGGAGGCGGAGGCTTGGGGTGTTTTTGTCGCAAAGCCCTTTTTGCGGCTGCCGCATCCCTCATGGCCTTATCGACTTTATTGCGCTCCCGGAGTCGTGCAGCTTGGGGGCCGCCAGTGTAAGCGATACCTACCTTTCGGCTTTCTTTTTGGTCGCGTTTCTTCTTGCCGTAACCGATGCCTGCTGACATTATATGTCACTCCCCTTGTAGGATATTGGATATGTTGAACCAACTAAACCGCGCCTGAAACGCCTAAGATCAGTCACCTCAGTGTAACCCATATCTCCATAATTCTGAGCGCTGTGGCTTCTGTCTCTCTTGATTGCCTCGGTGAGTAATGTTTGGAAAAGCTGGTTATGAATTCCGAACTCGTCGTTACCTCTTTGCTCTGCGACAGCCAGACAACTTTCTGTGTAAAGTTCCGACATCTGCATCCCGCCAGGCGGATAAGGAGCATCATCAGTCAATAGCCCAGTGTACGCCTCGTATTGATAAGAGAGTACCTTATAGGCATCTGGTCGCGGGTAAAATAGTATCTCCTGCCGTGAGCCCGCGGCCCCACCAAGTGAGCTGTATCGGATCGCTGCGTAATCGGCGTACCCCGTTACATCTGTCTGGGCACGCCATTCAAGTAGTTGCGCAACCGAAACCACTGTAACTTCTCGCCTGTAATCGGCAGCGGCGTAATGCAGGCCGCCCACTATTCGCCCGGTATCGTCCGGGAGGGCGTAATCTGCGATTGGTCTCGTGACCCGAAACGTAAGGCTCGTTCCATCTCCTGGTGAAGAAGACAGAGTAATCGCTCCAGCCGCGACAGACGAGATCGAATACTCTGCAACTGCCGTAGAACCTGCTCCGACTGTTGTGATGTCGACTGTGTCATCTGTCGTTACCCCTTGCGCTTCCCAATCGGTGAAAGTTGCCGAATCGAAAGAATCCCCCGTCACAACTCCGTCTGTGCCAGCTGCCCCGAGATTCAGCGTGGTTGTAGCTCGCAACCACGACCATTCATAACCAGCCTTCGGAAAGTAAACCCGCCGAAGGCCAGCATTAACAATCAGCTCGATCTCCGCAGCTTGAGCCGTACTCCAGTTTGCTTCAGTTCGTCCATATCCCAAGAAGAAGCCAACTTCAGCCTGAAGCTCCACCCAACCAATCGAGAGAGTCGATTCAGCCAATTATCATCTCCAAACGAAGGCCAGTAGTCACGGCAGGAGGTATAAACTCCCACCGTGACTACCCACCAAATTCAAGATCACGCAATCGTGCCGCCGATGGTTGAACGCTCAATCCAAACACCGTCATCACTAACCCCAAACCATTCAACGCTGATTTCCTCTTTGGCTGTATCTGCCGTCCAGGATGCCAGGGCCGTATTAGCATCTAAGTTCTGTTCCGCACTCGTAAACGTAAGTACGAGATTATTCGTGGTCTGAGTGCCAACCAAATGGAAAGCTTTCTTCTGACCCAGGAAAGTTCCATCGGCAACCGTAAAGGTTGCATCTCCGGTCCCTAGAGCTGCCGCGAGGATATGCGACACTCCACCAACCATCAAAGTGATCGCCGAGTTGTCAGCCGGAGTTACCTCTTCGATAAGCCCAGACTGCGGGCCTTCCTGAAGATAACCAAAGCACACACCAGCCGTACTCGAACGGTCAATAGTCTGCAAGGGAGTAAACGAACCCTTGCCCTGGAAACCCTCGCGACCAAAGAAGCCCGCACCGTTGCCACCGGCTCCAGCCTCGCAGGTAGAAAGACCAGCCCCGATAGTATTCGAGGCTGCCGACCAGACATTGCAAAAACTGCCAGGAAGGTTGATCGTAATGAACTGCCCGCCAGTCACAGCGGCATACACCCTGTCGGCAACGCCCGCGAAATACGGTGCGTTCAGAATCGTCGGAACCTCGACTCGGTTTCCGCGTCGACCATCGACGGCGGTGGCAGTTCCATAATCCCAGTTATGACAAACTCCCTGACCTTCTTTGAGGGCGGAGTCGGCCTCGAACCATACGCGAGCCGTAATAGCCGAAAAAGCTTTTTCGTGAGAATTGATAGCGTGCGAAGCACCCATGTCTTTTCCTTTTTTCTTTTAGTTGAATGAAAGAAAGCTAACCAGAAATGGATCAGCCAGACGTATTAAGAACAGCCTGACGCCTCAAGTCTGTGCAGATCATATTGAACGAAGCATCGAGATCGACTCGACGCACATTGTGCATGCTGGGCACCATGTAAGGTTTCGTGAGGTTGTTTTCCCAACCACCCATGATGCCAACCGCCAAGACCTTCCAGTCCAGCAGGAAGACGGGATTGTCCGAGCTGTCGTCCAAGTAGGGCACCCAGGTGAGCGGGGTACTCTTGAACGTGACGCGGTTATCCTTGCTGGCGATGGCGTTGCCGAGACTCATATTCTGCTTCTCGACCTCTTCCTCGAAGAACCCAATAGTCGCCTCGTTCATGTAGATTCCATTCCTCTCTCCGCCCATCGTCGGAGTGGCATGCTGGACCGGCGACCGAAACTTCGTCTTGCGAGCGGCCTTCCGCATCTTACGAACAAGATCAGCCTTCGTCACTTGAGCGTAACGATCAACGTAGTTCGCCCAGCGAGCGTAGTCGCCTTGAGAAACACCTGCTTTACCAGAAGTAAAGCCACTGGGGTTACCGCCCTCGAAGCCGGTAGTGCTGTCGTACTTCGTGACCCAGTAGTCGATCCCAAAGGGGGTTTTTAGGTCGGCCGAAGTCGCCGGCTTACCCCACAGGAAGGTTTCCATTACTTCGTAGAACGACACCATCATGGCAGTGTACCGAGTCTTAACGAGGTCCACAATCTTCGTTCCGCCACGCTGAAAAGCGGCATCGCGAAGTTCGTAGATGTAGTGAGCATTGACGTGGCGAGCGTCAACTTTACCGGTGACCATGTTATCAGTCATGGCAGTTCCGTCGGTCTCGTAAAGTCCGACGGCGCCGGCACTGTGGTTGTGATCCATTTGGAGCTGGAAGTCCCAGGTTTCACCGCCACTAAACTTCTTTTTGCGATCCTTCCAGAGTTCACGAACTGCAACGTGTTCTTGAAGATCAGTTTGCAAGTCCGTGAAAGCACCGCGCTTCACCAACTTCTCTTGAGTGAGAAGTACAGCATCATCAATTTGACTGAACGCCAATCCGGCCATGATATTCTCCGTGTAAAAGTTAAGTCATGAAAAACGAACTATCTCACAACCACGGAGTATATCTCGTGATTAAAGCAATACGGAAGTTATTCTCGCATCAACTGAATGTCTCGTCAAGTAGCGCACCAAGCTTTTCATCTTCCTCTTCTGGGGTAAAGTTCCGCTTTACCCTGGCTCTGCTTACGCGCTGACTAGTCGTTGCTTGTTTTTGGTTTTGAAGATTGCTGGTGAATTCTTCATTGGCTATCTCGGAGTATCTCTTGGATAGCACCGCCCTGGCAGCAGACTGAAAGATTTCCTCACGTGGCGGCTCTGACATCCCGTGATGCCGATAACCCGCAATCATAATGCTCATCTGATCTGCGATAGCATCTCTGTTTGCGGCTTGCGGACTTCCAACCTGAAGAGACCTGTACGAACCCTCGCCGAGTTGTTCTTTGAAATTATCTCCAAGTCCAGTAGTTTCAGAATCAAACCACCTTTCAACTTCCTGTTGCCCAGCTTGCTGCGCCTGAGCGGCTGCCTGCTCTTGTTGCCCCTGAAATGCTGCGATTTGCTCCTGCTGATCGCGGGCGATACCCGTCAATCGCTCGAACATCTCAACGACTTCCGGGTCGTAACTCTCCGGGTCGAGTTTAGGCAGATCCGCAAATGGATCGACGTATTCCCGTTGTTGCTGTTGGGTCTGCTGCTGCGCCTGCTGGTGCTCAGCGGCCTGGCTGCGCTCGTAATTGACTCTGACGTTAAACTGATTAAGCGCCTCTTCACTCTTAAAGGAGCGAGCTTGATCGAGTGTCAAGCCGCTACTTACTGCGCTGGCCAAAGTCTCCGGACTAATCTCAACTATTTCTGGCTCCTTGGTATCCCCTCCAGCTTCCCCTTGCGTATCCCCTACTTGGGTATCCGCTTCGGACTCTTTCTGGGTATCCCCTGGAGCCTCTTCTTTCGTTTCCTCGTCGGCCGGAACTAGCACTTCCTCCGTTGAACCTTCACTCTGAAAGCTCTCGGTTTTCGCGGAAGTGTCATCGACCTCTTCTGATTCCTTCGAGGTATCTTCTTGTACGCTCTCTTCGACAGCTTGTTCGATCTCTTGTTCCAGCGTGGGTTCGTCTGGCATCTTTTCTTCCTGTGGGTTTAGGAAAAGGCGTACTTAACTGGCTTCGTGGTAAACTTCCAGCGGCCATCCTTCTGCGAATAATGAATTGGTCTTCCTCTCCATTTCATATCACCAGGAATACCCTCCCTTTCTTCATTGAGAATTCTGTCCATGGTTTCGTCCATCAGGAGAGGCCTGATTCCACTTTTGATGATAGCAAGTCTTGCATTTATTCTCTCTTCGTCAGAAGGAGCTTCGTCTAGCATTTTTTCCTCCTGTAGGTTGTTGCATCTTGAACAGCGCTTCGTCTGAGTCTCAGTCAATTGAACGCATTTCTATCGTACATCCCCCTGGCCTTCAACGCTTTCTTCCGGTGAGCGGCTGAAGTGTAAATAGGGTCTCCACCAGCGGTGACTTCCGTGGTTACTCCATTCCCTCGCAGGTGATCCCGAAGGTCCTGAGCTTGATCTGGATGGACCCCGCTCGCAAAACACGGGTCCATCGGCCAGGTATTATTTGGCTGCCTGGTGCGATTCTCGCTACCAACGACCGACACATGCATCCCTGCGACTTCTGCCTGACGGTAGCGAGTTGCAATTTCTCCAGGTACAACACTCACACCGATCATGGTGGGCTCAATAAAAATTTCATCAGGAGCTTCTCCTGCGGGGAAATCTTTATCGAAAATCTCACCATTTGATGCTCTGTAGCAGTATGTGGGCACTACTTTACTTTCTTTACGGTCCCGTGGCAGTCTACCTCAGGTTCACCATCATTTATGCATTATACCATGGGCTTATTCGTGAATCAAGAGGAAGGCCGTCCAATTGAGGCGGCCTCACTCGCTTGCGGTTTACCCCCGAGTAGCGCTTGCTGAAGGATCTGACTCTTCCCTTGGTCGCTGGCCCCAGGGCGATTTACTCGCACATTTGTCCGAGTTGTATTGGATGGCATGGATTTTGTCGTCTCCTTATTTCCAACCTCATCCGTGGAGAACCCATCGGCGAATTGGATTATCTCTGCGATCTCGGGAACATCAGCATATTTCGCTACGGTTTCAAGAACCGACTTCGCATTAAGCTGTCCGCCGGATCGCTCGATGAATGGCAGCATCGGAATAACCCACTGCTGCCAAACTAGACTAAGCTTCTGGAGTTTCGCCTGCGGGGAATCATCCTGCAAGCTGAATACATCAATGTCGAGATCATACGCATCGAAGTCTCCCTTTCGTGAATTGCGATTCCACGGAACGACCAGCTTGATATCTGTTCCCGGAATCGGTCGTTCGAGTTCGCGAGTCCTGAAGAGATCGTGCCACTCATAGTAAGCGAGAGCACGAAAAAGATCTCTCGTGAAATCGATTACCTCGGACGACATATCCTTGAGTTGCGCGCTTGACGCAGCACTGATAAGCTTGTCTTGACCGACTGTATCGCTCTGCACGCCCAGACCACCAAGGGAATCTAGATTGCCAGCGAAATAACTGAAGATATCTTTAATGTTAATGAAAAACGCCAGCGCCGTCTGATCGATACCACCGGCTGTAAGCTTTTCAGGCTTCTGGCCCTTGTATCTGATGCCGTCCCCGTCGCGACCCTCTTTATAATTCTTCACCCCCTCATCATCGCCACCGGGAAACCCGAGAACTGTTTTTTGGGAGTCCGCTTGATGCCCAAGCTTACGATAGAGTGAGTTGCCTAACTCGTGAAGATCACGCCAAATCGATGCAGGAGCAACGGGACGAAGGTTCCCTGGAACTCTATCGAAACTCAAGACGTGATACGGCCCTAGTTCCGGGCCAACCCATTCAGATTCCTTCAGAATCTTTTCATCCTCTACTGCGTACGTCACGAAGACATTGTCATCCGGCAAGTATACGTCGCGGAGAAGCTTTTTTTCCTTGTAGAGCTGAGCTTGCTCATCCTGGGAAACCGACTCCGCCCTCTCTTCGCCAGCTCGGCCAATGACGGTATACTGATCTGAAGTAAGGCCGTTGATTCGCCTCTTATCAAAGAAGCCGCCCTCCATGATCTCCTCATAGTTCATCCAATATCTATTTCCAATGTACTGGAGCTGTTGAAGACTATTCGCGGCCATATCAATGGTGAGATCATCGAGCGTAACCACATCAACAAAAGGAGATCCCACGCGGCGCCCGAGAAGTTCTCCGCTGTCAGACAATCCGATCTTCGCTATACCAAAAGAAAAAAGCGCCTCAAGGATCAGATCCTTTAGTGTGCTTTGCAGTTTGATCTCTTTCGGGATCTCGTTGACTGCAATTTCTAAGTTCGCAGCAGTAGATTTAAGTTCGTCTCTCTTCGTGGTTATGAGTACATTTGGAGCCTTTGCCGCAAGCAGGCGAGCATAGATACCTATAGCCATCTTCAGGAACGGAACAGGGACACGCTTAGGACTGGAGTCCTCTGAGTAATGGAATCCAGTGTACTGCCGAATTGACTCAATTCTTTTGAGTCTGGGATATTCAAGTTGACGTTCGCTCCACTCAATAGAAGATCGAAGTCTCTCGAAGTCTTTACTGTTTAATATGTTAATCGGGGGCGCCATTTTCTTCTTTCTGATTGCTACCAACCGTCCGCTGTAGAGAGTTCTCTGTCGTGTTGCTGTTCTTGCAGCTTGCGCTGTTGTATTCTCCAAGCAAGACATCCCGGCGGAACTTCCTGTTCATCACCTATTACGGTAGATTTGAATTCCGTCATGCCACGCCAGGCTAAAGCATCAGCGATAACGCGATCGCCGTGATTGTCTCTTGCCCCGGTGGGATCTTTATTTTTGCTGCCTTCTCTAGAATGTTCCACTCCACCCAGTGAATTATACACGTACTCAAGACATTCGTCAAGGGCGACATCTGAGAAATTGAAAATCTTCTGCCTTTCTACGGCCAAACGATACTCACCCAAGAGCACTAATTTCGTTTCCTTAGAGCTGGCCCAGCCCGGTGTTAAGGTCTCTTTCTTGGAAATTGTCTCTTCTTTTTTACGATAATAGATATTCCCGTAGTTGGATTCCATCACCCGAGCGCCAAATTGCCGTCCGACACCATTGCTCTCCCAGATTAAATGAGCGTTGTGAAGCCAGATAGCGAGAGCTACCATCTGTTTAGCAAACTCCTCCGGTCTGATATAAGGGTTCGCATACTCTGCTACTTTTTCGTTCGTTGTCCTATTGTAAGCACAGCCTGTAGAAATAGAACTACCGACACCGGCAGAAACATCACAACCAAGGACGTATTTGAAGTCGTCGGTGATTCCTCTGCTTGAAGTGAGCTGACCCCATATTTTCAAGTGGCCGGTCGGGTCTTCTCTGAACTCCGACGGCTCCGAGGTTACTGAGTCATAGTCGAGCGATCCAATTAGATGGGGAGGGCGAGCAAACTTTGCTTTAGCTTCGGCGATTGCTTCACCCAAGAAGAATTGATGACCACTACCAAGGTAGTCAATCATGATCTCTTGGGCGATCTCTTGGTAAGTAGCGGCGCGCCTATCTTGCTCGTCTAACCACGGAGAACGGAAATCCCAGTTGCGATTCGGCCCAGGTTTAAGGACAGGCTCGTAGCCCTCCGGATAGCCCTCTTCATCTAGTATGTTAAGCTTGCCTTGTTCACTGATCCGATAGAGACCTTTGGATTTTAGCGGATGATCTGTCCAGAAAAAACGAAGTCGACGTATGCTGGTTTGTAGAACCGTGTAGTAGGCGTTGTTAATGCCTTGAGGGGTGGAATTGAATAGTCGGGAATTCGTAGCGTCACGAGTTGCCGCCAGGACTTTATGTCCCTGAGATACAGCCGCGAATTCATCTAAGAGGATCGCTGTACGTCTGTCACCTCTTGCAACCTGATCTGTTGTGGCTTCTCCATCGACTACACTCCCATTCTCGGGGTTCTTGATGTGAAATTTCAAGCGGTGAATTTTCTTCACGAAGCCGGAGGGCATCAGCCAGAGCGGCAGATTTTTGTGAATGAAGTCAATTTTCCAGAATAGCGACTTAGGATTATCGGAAGCGTCCACGTACATCGCGTCTCGCGACACCATAAGGAATGACATCAGCTTACGAAAATGCCAAAGGTACTCAAATGCGACAACATTCAACCAGCTCGCCCCCATGTCACGAGACTTCTCGATCAGAAGGTCTTCCTTGCCTATTGCATCAAAAATCTCCAGAATACCCGCACGCTGAAATGGATATAGAATGAACGGCACTCGCGGGCTTTGACCGCCCTCAACGAGTCGCGAGTCATACGTCCAGATGAACCCGTTGATATAGAAAATCGGGTCCATCTCGCAAGCGTTACGTATAGTATTAGCGAAAGACGGATCTTCAAGTACTCGCTTGAAAACCCGTCTCCTCCATCTTAGATTGTCCGCCAGGTCAGTGGGGACGTGATGAGCGAACGGAGTCGATATTTTCAAAGGTCATGTCCGCCCAGGACAGGCTGGGGCTCCGGCGGCGGATTTGTTACGTCTAAGATTCTCACGTCGATGTCTTCACCGATATGCTGTGGAGACGTGACGCACGACAGAAGATTATGCTTCCCGAGCCATTCCGGTCCAAGCTCATCAGGCCACTCAACACTAAAAAGTTTCTTCTGCATCGTCCTTCCTTTCTGGTGGTTCAGGTTGACCTAAGCAGAAATCCCACCCTTCTCTCTTGTTGTAGTCTTCCCAGCAAAAGGCCCTTATTGGCGATCTTCCTATTTTCCTCGTAGTTCCATCACTCATTTCTGCGACTTTATGATAGGAAGGAAATTGCCCCCTTAATCCATGCTCAACAGGGTACTCTTCCCCTCTTATCACAACTGCGGTTAGCATTGTCAATTGTCCTTCGGTGTCTTTTTCAGGGTCTCGCGAATGACTGCCGGTGTCGGAACCAGAGCCGCAGGAGAGGTTCCCATCTTGACGTTCTCCAGGATGATCTTCTCGATGTCTTTTTCGGTCGGCCGGTCACACGTCAGATCGAACAACCACTGGACATTAATCTCATCTGCCCAGTCTAAGATGGACCGCGCCGGAACATACCAGTGAAACGAGTCGCCGCCACGTAACCCGAGCGTAATCATCCCTATAAACCGGCCATCGGATTTAAGGGCAAGGAGACCACCCGACGAGCCACCGAGGGCCGCGGTGTCCGTTTGGTCGAAGACACCGTGCTTAGAGCCACCACCAAAGCCGGGAATACGCACTCCTATCCGACTGACAATGCCCATGGTTAATGAACACGTTCCACCGGTATCCTTACCGCCAGGCGCACCGCAGTGATAAAGCTCCGTTCCGGCGACGGGGATCTCGCTGTCCAAGTAGAAGCGCGCGCCTACATCGCTGAATTCCCCGTCACGAATACGCATGAGGGCGATATCTCGGCTAGCATCGACGGAAACAATCTCCGCATCGAATTTAAGTTCTCCGACGATTCGTCCAGCAAGCACGCGCTCTTGAATGATCTGCGCATCTCGATAGCTGACACTCTTTTTCGTAGTTCCAGCTCGCGAGATGACATCGGACACTTCACGTTGTCCTTTAATGACGTGATATGCTGTGAGCACCCACGCAGAAGGTGCTCCATCGACCTCCGAAAGGAAGACTGTTCCGGAACCTTGG